AGATTGTTACATGAATCCTAGATTAGAAAATTTATTAAAACAAGCAGAGGAGTTTGATGATATTAGCAGTCCCATCGGATTTTGATAAAGTAAAGTCTATATTCTATAGCCATAAGAAATGGTTTCCTCATGTAAGAACAGATTATATGATGAGAATGATTAATAAAAAACAACTTATTTTAGAAGATGGTATATTGATTACGTTTCATCACGCAAAAAGAAGACAAAAAATAGGTGATGTACAAGTAGAAAAAGGTGATACTGTATTACACCAGATTGCAAGTGATTCGCCAGGTTCTGGTACTGCTCAATCAATTCTTAATAATTTCTTTGAGTATTGCCCAAAAGACGTATTTTTATCAGTAAGAGCTGACAACTTGACAGCAAACAAGTTTTATGTTAAAATGAATATGAATTTAATCGGGATAACAAGTTGGTCAAAAGGCACAATCCCTGGTAATGTATATGTCAAACGCAAAAGAAGTAGTTAGAGATTGGAAAGATAATAAAGGATTCCCATACTATCCTGAAGATAGAAAATGGCGTAATGATGAATTTCAAAAATTATTATCATTTAATAGAGATACCATATTAGATACACAGAATAAAATTATAGGTCAATCAACACATGGGTTAACACTTGCATGGTCGTATATGCACCATGCTTGGGGTATTAAATGTGGTAAAATGAAAACACCTATGGACATATGGGAAGATGAAGATCATTTAGAAAAAGGTATTAGTAAAATACTTACAGGAACTTTCTTCACTAAAAGAGAAGCACACAAAATTACAGAGTCAGATATGAGAGCTATGTTGCGAAGATATAGTGGTACTCAAATGGTATCTAATTTTAGACCTACAGCAGCCGCAACTTTATATGATATATTTGTAGAAAAAGATAGTCCATTAGAAGGAACAGAAGCAGGTACAGTATGGGATCCTAGTATGGGTTACGGTGGTCGTTTAATGGGCGCAATTGCAGCTGGTGTTAATTATATAGGTACAGACCCTTGTGTTCCTACATATGCAGGTTTAGAAAAGATTAGAGATGAGTATGGTCACTCTCATAAAAAATACACACTATTAAGGCAAGGTAGTGAAACATACGTACCTGAAGAAAATAGTTTAGACTTTGTATTTACAAGTCCACCTTATTTAGGACACGAACAATATGGTGATGAACCAGAACAATCATTTAATAAATTCAAACAACAAGATGAATGGCGTAATGGTTTCCTATTACAAACTATTAAAAATGCACACACAGGCCTAAAACCTGGCAAAAGAGCTGCATTTAATGTTGCAAATGTTAAATCATATAAAACATTTGAGGAAGATACATACGATTGTATGGTTGAGGCAGGATTTAAAGATATAGAAATATGGTGGTTGTCATTATCAACACAACAAGGTACACAAGCACAATCTACACTAGAAGGCGATTCTGTAGAGGCAAAACAAAAGAACAACTATATAGGTCGATTCGCAAGACCTGACATTCCAGGTCGTAAATATGAGCCAATATTCATAGGAATTAAATAAAAAAACATATGTTCTTGTTTTGTTCTCAAAATTATTCCTAAAAACCTAGTAAATACGTCACCTTTAGTGCTTGACTTTTAGAGTGTTTTAATATAGCATAAGTGTATATTATGAATAAAAACACTATGACAAATAAATCACAACTTGCAAAACTACTTGCTACAGAAAATATTGAAGTACAAGAAAACAAAGTACAAACTGCTTCGTTTGATGTAGTCAATAGAATATTAACAATCCCTATCTTTAAAGAAGAACAAAAATCTAAACATGTTTATGACATGTTGGTTGGCCATGAGGTATCTCATGCTTTACATACTCCTGCTGAGTCATGGAAAGATATGGCAAATAGAACTAAAGAATTTAAATCATTTGTAAACGTTATTGAAGACGCTAGAATTGATAAACTTATACAGAAAAAATATCCTGGTCTTACTGATGACTACATCAAAGGTTTTGATAAAATTTATAAAGATAATTTCTTTGGCACTAAAGGTAAAAACATACAAACTGATTATGCACTAATCGACAAGATCAATTTATACTACAAATCATCTAAAAAACTTAACTTTAAATTTTCTAATAAAGAAAAAATGTTAGTTGACGCTGTTGATAAATGTAAAACGTTTGATGATGTTTTAAAACTATCTGAGGAAATACTTGGGTATTGTAAAGATGAATTGAAAAAACAACCGCAATTACAAAAAATTTATACACCATCTAATGAAAAAAATGAAGATACTGATTCTAATACAGAATCAAATGATAGTAAATCTATAGATGAAAAATTAGAAGAATGGTTAGAAAAAAAATCAGAGTCAGATAAATCAGATGATGAGGCAAACAAAAAAGACTCTAAACAAACTGGCAGTAATGGTGCAGGTACAACTGATAATACACCAAGTGAGTTAACACCTCTTACTGCTGAGATGTATGAAACATCGGTTAAAGGCATTACTGATGATACTGCTCATAATAGATGTTATGCTGAACTACCAAAAGTTAATCTTAAAAAATTGATTATTCCTTATAAAAAATTTATTAGAGATATTGCGATTTATGATAAATCATATAACAATACAGAACATGATAAACAACAAATCAACAAGGCAAAGATTAGAACTCAAAAATTTATGAAAGAGTCTTCTAATGTTGTTAACTTTTTAGTTAAAGAATTTGAGATGAAAAAAAATGCTAAGTTATATGCTCGTGCTTCACAAGATAAAACAGGTATTGTTGATCCACTTAAATTACACACTTACAAATTTGCTGAAGATATATTTAAAAAGATGACTACTGTACCTAATCAAAAAAATCACGGTATGATTTTACTACTTGATTGGTCTGGTTCAATGCAAAAACACATTTTACCTACAGTTGAACAACTATTAAATTTATCTTTATTTTGTAAAAAAATTAATATACCTTTTTCAGTTTATGCGTTTATGAATAACTGTAGAGATTCAAAAAGTGATTATTTAGAGTCTGGTTTTACTGTTAATAGTAAAACAATATTACCTGACGCTTCAACTAAATTGGTTCAACTGTTTTCACATAAACAATCTAAAGTTGATTATATGAGATGTGCTACTATATTGCATAGGGCTGCAATGTACTTTGGTGATTATTATACTTACAGACGTTACGATCCATCTGCTGAAGATCAAACTGTTCCTGCAATTTCAGGTGACTATTATTTATCCTCAACACCACTTAATGAGTCATTGATTGGTATGGATCATATTATCAAAAAATTCAAAAAAGACTATAATGTTGAAAAGTTGTCACTTGTTACTTTAACTGACGGTGCTGCTAATAGTATTAATAGACATGGTAATGGTGAGTTATATATTAAACTGAATGGTAAATATCAAATGGCAGGTAGTTACTATATGGAACGTAGAGATTTCACTAGTGTTATGTTAAAATACTTAAAAAAGAAATATGATTTACAAACTATTGGTTTCTATCTAGTTTCAAAATATAGAGAATTACAATATCAGTTAAGAGTACCTTACAATAAAGAGATGTTGGCTAAAAAAATGTTTACCAAAGATAAATTTATCGCTGATTACAATACTGCTTATGATGTTTACTTTTATGTTAACTCTGGCACTAGAGTTGCTAATCAAGTATTCGAATCAGATTCAACTGATAAGAGAACTTTAAAAAAGATGTTTATGTCGGGAATGAAAAAACGAATCAATTCCAGAGTATTACTACAAAACTTTATCAAAAGGATCGCATAAATGAAGGGTTTTTTTCGCTTGACTTTTACCCTAAAAAATGATAGCATATATGTATAACTTAAATATGAAAGGACTTATATTATGATTGAGTTAAATAAAACACAAAAAACTGTATTGAAAGTATTAAAAGATACTTACAAAAAAGATACAGTAACTAGGGCTGAGATTAATGCTCTTGTTAAAAAGAAGGTTATCAAAAATCCTTCTTGGTTAAAATCAGACAAGTACAAAGTCGGCAGAGGAATTTATACTCTTAATGTTGACTCTGTTGAATCTGATACAACCACAGTTGATACAACTGATACTAAAATATCCAATGATACAAAGGCTGCTTATATCGTGTCTTCATTGACCGACAATGTAGTTCCTCAAAAGGATACTGACTTTGTTAAGTTTGGTAATTATACAGACATTAGTAGTATTGTAAAATCTAAAAAATTCTATCCTGTTTTTATCACAGGTCTTTCTGGTAACGGTAAGACACTTGCTGTGACTCAGGCATGTGCCGAGGCAAAACGTGAGATGATTAGATGTAACATTACGATTGAAACCGATGAGGATGATTTACTTGGTGGTTACAGACTTAAAGATGGTCAAACCGTATGGCAAAATGGTCCTGTTATTGAGGCAATGGAAAGAGGTGCTGTTCTTTTACTTGACGAGATTGACCTTGCAAGTAATAAGATCATGTGTTTACAACCTATCCTTGAGGGTTCAGGTGTCTATGTTAAAAAGATAAACAAGTTTGTTAAACCTAAACTTGGCTTTAATGTGATTGCAACTGCTAACACTAAAGGTCAAGGTAGTGATGATGGTAAGTTTATCGGTACTAATGTTCTTAACGAGGCATTCCTTGAGAGATTTCCTGTTACATTTGAACAAGAATATCCAAGTGCTAAGATTGAAGAAAAAATTGTTAGTACAAAACTAAAAACTGCTGGCAAGTCTGATGATAAGTTTGCTCACAATCTAGTAACGTGGGCTGATGTAATTAGAAAGACCTACAAAGATGGTGGTGTTGATGAGATTATAAGTACCAGAAGACTTGTACATATCGCTGAGGCATACGGTATCTTTAAAAATAAAATGAAGGCAATATCTGTATGTACTAATAGATTTGATGATGATACGAAAACGTCATTTGTTGATTTATATAGTAAAGTCGATAGTGGTGCTTCTGTAGATGAAATCCTTGATGCTAAGAAACAGGCTGATGAGGCAGAAATTCTACAAGAGAATTCCAATGATAGTGAGGATGACAAAGATGAGGATTTCCAAGTCTAGTCAAAAATCTATCCATAGTGTAAGTCCGCTTGTGGGGGTTGTGCCCCACAAGTTAACTTTAAACAAGGAAAGTAATGACAAATTTTAAAGATAATAGTGGTTTAGAAAAATACAAACTAAAAATGTCACAAGAAGAACGTGATGAAAAAATGAAAAAGTTTTTAGCAAAGGGTGGAAAGATTGAAAAATTAAAACCAGGATACCCTATTAGTGTAGGTAGCTTAGATAAAAGTAAAAAACCAAGATATACAAAAGAAGATGTTTCTAAAGGACTTGCTGTTGGCAAAACAGCCAGACCTAATTATGATACATATAAAAAAGGATCATACCACGACTTTGATGTTGGTGGTGATAACCCACCTAGGTGGGAAAAACAACCTAAAAATGAGATGGGAGGTAAATAATAGATGTCAATTACAGTTGAAGTAAGAGGTGGCAATTTAGAGAAGGCTATGCGTGTACTAAAGAAAAAAGTACAAAGGTCAGGAATTATGCAAAGTATAAAAGATAAAAAATACTTTTCTAAACCATCAGAAATAAAACGTGAAAAAGCAAAAGAACGTTCTAAAATAATCAGAAAAGCTCAGAAAGCAAATGATGAGATGTTAGGTTACAGGTACGTAAAAGGAGTTAAGGTTAAGAAAATTTAAGAATTTCTATGCCGTCTGTGTTGTATATATATTATTACTACGAGGCAGTTCATAAGACCTAGTAGGGGTATAGAAAAGGTAGAGAAATCTACCGAAAAAACGGTGATCTTTGCCAGTTTAACTCCGTGACAAAAGGAAACTGGCACTTATAGATATTCACTAGGGAACTGGTAGGGATCCTCAGCCTAGTGAATTTCTATAAGTAGGGTTGACAAATAAAATATCGTACTTATATAAATAAATGTAGAACGCCTTAATGGGTTCTATTTAAAATAAACTTGCTTAACAAAAGGAGTTATAATGACTAATAAAGCACTATCAATTTTCAATCAATTAAGACCACTAACTGTAGGATTTGATGATACGTTCAGACATTTTGAATCAATGTTTGACCATCAATTAGATCATATATCAACTACAGCTTTTCCACACTATAATATAGTTAAGATGGATAAGAATAAGTACGATATTCAAATCGCACTTGCTGGTTATAACAAAAAAGATATAGACATAAGCCTTGAGGAAGGTGTACTATCTGTTGAGTCTAAAAAAGTAGATGACAAGAAAACAGAAAAGGTAGACTCTGGAGGTGAAATCTTACATAAAGGTATCGCTAAAAGATACTTTAAGAAGTCTTTTACAATCGCTGATGACGTTAAGGTTACAGGCGCTGAATTAAAGGACGGACTATTAAGAGTGTCTTTAGAAAGAGTTGTTCCAGAACATAAAAAACCTAGAACTATCTCAATCAAATAAAAACCAATACGTGCTATGTTTTAAACGCATAGCACGTATAAATACTTAATATCGTTCAACTCAAATGAGTCGGAAGTAGGCACGTGCCGAAGGAACGCACCTAACTAAAAAAAAGGAGGGTGTATGAATTTTAAGTGGGATCTAACAAAGTTTATTAAAGAGGCAAGAGCAAAAAAATCTGCAACTGCTATTTTAAGAAAAAGATCAAAAGATTCAATTGCTAGACCAAAAGCAACTAAAAATATCACATCAAAAGATTCTCGTTTACAAGGTATATAGGCTATTGACAAATTGACGTGAATAGTATATAATGTAATTATTATAAGGAGAAAATATTATGAAAAAAGGTGATAGAGTACCAGAAGTAAATTTTAGAGTAAGATCGCTAGGCGAATGGACAGATACAAATACGGATACGTATTTTAAAGATAAGAGAGTTATACTGTTTTCATTACCAGGCGCTTTTACTCCTACATGTTCAACTCAACAATTACCAGGATACGAAAAATTATATAGTGTGTTTAAACAACACAATATTGATGACATATATTGTATGTCAGTAAATGATTCGTTTGTTATGAATGCCTGGGCACAAAATCAAAAACTAGAAAACGTTAAAGTAATACCTGATGGTAATGGTGACTTTACAGACGCAATGGATATGCTTGTAGAGAAAACTGTTATAGGTTTTGGTATGAGATCATGGAGATATGCTATGATTGTAAACAATGGTGTAATAGAAGAAATGTTTGTAGAACCTGGTAAAGGTAACAATACATCAGGAGACCCTTATGAGGAATCTACTCCTGAAAAAGTTTTAAAATATCTACAAGCAAGTAGGCTTGACTCAAACGCAATTTAGTGATATAATAATATTATGAAATACAATGAGGATAAAATCTTAAAAGAGATTAAAGAGTACATTGAGTCCACATACGGACAACATTACTCGTCTGGTAAAGATGGTATCCAAACTTTAGATTTATTAAAGTCTATTGGAATTAAAAGTGATTTTTGTCAGGCAAATGCAATTAAGTATTTGTCAAGGTATGGCAGAAAAAGTGGTTATAATCGTAAAGACTTGCTTAAAGCATTACATTATGTTATACTATTATTAAATAATGATAAGGATAAGAAATGAAAATAAGTGATAATACAATTAGTATATTAAGAAATTTTAGTGATATAAATGCTAATATACTATTTAAACCTGGTAAACAATTAAGTACAGTTTCTACAATGAAAAACATTATGGCAGAAGCCAATGTTACAGATGAGTTTGAAACTGAATTTGGTGTATATGATTTGCCAGAGTTTTTAAGAGCATTGGATTCTTTTACACAACCTGTACTGACTTTCAATGGTTCTTCAAACCTAAAAATACAAGATGAGAAAACTAGTTTGTCAGCGAGATATGCTTTTGCTGATAAATCAACGTTAAGATATCCATCTAAATCAATAACAATGCCAGACAAAACAGTATCGTTCTCATTGAACAATGCTGACTATGAGTCTGTTAAAAAATTATATACTAATTTAAGTCTACCTGATATTGCATTTAAAGGTGAAGATGGTAAGATTAAGTTAGTTGCATTAGATAAGAAGAATAGCAACTCTAACGAATCGTCTATCATTGTAGGCGAAACTGATATAGAGTTTACTGCATATATCAAGGCCGAGAATATGAAGATTATTCCTGGTGATTATGATGTTGCATTATCAAAGGCAAAGATTGCTCACTTCATAAACAAAAAGGTACAAGTACAATACTGGATCGCTTTAGAAGCTGACTCAACATTTTAAGGTTGTTATATGTCAGATTTTCTATGGGTTGAAAAATACCGTCCTAAAAAAATATCAGAATGTATCTTAACTGAAGATTTAAAGAATACCTTTAGTAAGTTTCTAATACAAAAAGAAATTCCTAATCTTCTCCTTTCAGGCACAGCAGGTACGGGTAAGACAACAGTTGCTCGTGCCTTGTGTGAAGAACTAGGTGCTGATTACTTAATCATCAATGGTTCAGATGAAGGTAGACATATTGATACTTTACGTACCACAATCAAAAACTTCGCCTCTAGTGTATCACTAGAAGGTGGTTCTAATCATAAAGTTGTTATTATAGACGAGGCAGATTATATGAATGCTGATAGTGTTCAACCTGCGTTGCGTAATTTCATTGAAACGTTTTACAAGAATTGTAGATTTATATTTACTTGTAATTTCAAAAACAAAATCATACCTGCATTACATAGTCGTTGTACAGTTATTGATTTTCGTATTACAAATGGTCAAAAAGTAAAAACTGCTACTGCATTTTTAGAAAGACTAGGTGAAATACTTAAAACAGAAAACATAGAGTTTGATAAAAAAGTATTGGCTGAACTCATACAAAGACATTATCCAGACTTTAGAAGAACAATCAATGAATTACAAAGATATTCTGTAAGAGGTAAGATAGATAGTGGTATACTTGTATCTATGTCAGAAATCAATAATAAACAATTGATTTCATTTCTAAAAGAGAAAAGGTTCGGTGATATGAGAAAATGGGTTGTTCAAAACCTTGATAAAGATCCATCTTCTTTGTTTACTGGTATCTATGATATTCTATATAAACATCTACAACCTCAATCTATCCCTGCAGCCGTTCTAACAATTGCTGATTATCAATATAAATCAGCCTTTGTGGCAGACCATGAGATAAATATGGTTGCGTGCCTAACACAAATCATGGCAGAATGTAAATTTAAATAGAGGATGAAATGGCAAGAAGAACATTTTTTAGAACTTTGATAGTGAAGTTAAGAATGTGGTATGCTGATATAAGAGGTCATCACGGTAAGAGATGGGATTATGAACCAGGCGATTACTATATGGGCTCTCATAAAGGTCATAGAAAACACGAAAAAAGACACTAACAATGAGCCGCTTTAGCTCAGCTGGTAGAGCAACTGATTTGTAATCAGTAGGTCCGCGGTTCAAATCCGTGAAGCGGCACCAGAAATTATATTATGATAGAATACAAATTATCTGATTATCTCAATGCACTTAACTGGACAAAAGTTAATTTGCTAGACGGAGATGATCTCACTTGGGAAAAGAAGTACCCACCATACGTAATAAATCGTTGTTTATCACAGCATGTTGACGCTATAATGATGGCAAATGAGATGAATTTTCATCACGGCCTCACCAAACGTTTACAGTTTCATTTTCTACTAAATAGTATTCGTAAGAGAAAGAGGTTTGGTGGTAAGTGGACTACAACTACTAAATCAAAAAATTTAGAGTATGTAAAAGAATATTATGGTTATAGCAATGCAAAAGCAAAGGTAGCCCTTGACATACTGGATAAGAAACAATTGAATCTTATTAAGGAAAAACTTGATAAGGGTGGGAGAAAAAAATGAGTGACGAGAATTTTAATTGGTCACCTGAGCAGATGTTAGAGGTTACACTCAAACAGCCAGATGACTTTCTAAAGATTAGGGAAACCTTGTCCCGAATAGGTGTTGCAAGTCGTAAAGATAAAACTTTATTTCAAAGTTGCCACATACTACATAAACAAGGTAAATATTACATAGTACATTTCAAAGAACTTTTTGCTTTAGATGGTAAGAAAGCTACGTTAGTTGAGAATGATATTCAAAGACGTAACACAATATCAGTTTTATTACAAGACTGGAATTTATTATCTATAGTCAAATCAGAGGCTGCTGAAAACAAAGCACCTTTATCACAAATCAAAATTATTGCTTTCAAAGAAAAAAACGAATGGAATTTGCAAGCAAAATATAACATCGGCAAGAAACAACCAACTGAAGAAAACAAAACTGAATAGGAGTATATTATGATTAGACTATACAGACTCTCATCTGGAGAGGACGTAATAGGTACGCCACAAGAAAGTGATAGAGCAGATCACTTGGCAATAAAGAAACCTTTTGTATTAATACCAATGCAAGGACAACCAGGCAAACCTATGCAAATAGGATTCCATCCATACATACCATACACAAAGGATGAAGTTATACATATCAAAGAGGCAAATATAATTACTGACACTACACCAGATGATAATATGATTGGTGCATATCAACAAAATACAGGTCAGATAGTTACACCTAAAAGTAAAATTATCACATAGTATTGACTTTTAAAATCAATCGTGTTATAATAAGATATGAATTTGGCGAGTAGTTTTTATACAAATGTTGTAGAGCATAAAGGTAAACTTCTTATTAGAGGTGTCAATAATGGGCAATCTTATTTAAGTCGTATCAATTATAGCCCTACACTATACCTACCTACAAAAGAAGAATCAAAATATAAAACTTTAGATGGTACTAATCTAAAAGCAAAACGATTTGATTCTATATCAAAAGCAAAACATTTCTATAGTGAGTATGCACCTATACCAGAGTATAAAATCTTTGGTATGAATAGATACAACTATCAATACATCGCTGACGAATACAAAGGCGAGATGAAGTGGAACAAAGACTACATTAAGATATTCACACTTGATATAGAAACCGAGTGTGAAGGCGGCTTTCCCGATCCAGATACTGCAAAAGAAACGATTATTTGTATCACTATAAAAAATCACAGCAATAAACAGATTATCACATGGGGTACAGGTGACTTCATTTCTAAAAAGACAAATGTAACTTATGTAAAATGTCAAAATGAAAAGCACATGTTGCTAGAGTTTCTAAAATTCTGGTGTAAGAATCATCCTGATATTCTAACAGGTTGGAATGTAAAGTTTTTTGATATGCCTTATCTTATGAATCGTATGAGATATATCTTTGACAATGATACAATCAATAAAATGTCACCATGGAATTATGTCAACGCAGATAGAATACAACTTGGTAATAAAAGCAATCAAATATGGAATATACTAGGTGTATCTGTACTAGATTATTTTGATCTGTATAAAAAGTTTACATATGTCCGACAAGAAAGTTATAAACTTAATTACATTGCTAAGGTAGAACTAGGCGAACAGAAATTAGATAACCCATATGAAACGTTTAAAGATTTCTATACAAAAGATTATCAAAGGTTTGTAGAGTACAATATACAAGACGTAGAACTTGTTGATAGACTCGAAGACAAAATGAAACTGATTGAGTTATGCCTGACTATGGCATATGATTACAAGGTAAACTATACAGATGTTTATTCACAAGTAAGGTGTTGGGATACAATCATCTATAATCATTTACTTACAAAAAATATTCAAATACCACCTAGAGAAGATCAGATTAAGGACACACAATACGAAGGTGCATATGTAAAAGATCCACAACTAGGTTTGCATAACTGGATTGTTTCGTTTGATTTAAACAGTTTGTATCCACACTTAATTATGCAATACAATATTAGTCCTGAAATGTTTGTAGGTACAGAACCTAAAGCAGTAGGTGTAGAAAATTTTTTAGATGAAAGATTAAATCTCAAATGGGCAAAAGATCGTAATGTGACTATTGCACCAAACGGTGCCATGTTTAAAAGAGATAAACAAGGTTTCTTACCTGAACTTATGGAGAAGATGTACACCGAACGTGTAGTATATAAGAAGAAGGCAATTGAAGCCAAGAAAGAATATCAAAAGACAAAAGACCCAATCTATTCAAACGAGATTTCTCGTTGTCACAATATACAGATGGCAAAAAAGATTTCACTTAACTCTGCTTATGGTGCTATTGGCAATCAATATTTCAGATACTTTGATGTAAAACAGGCAGAGGCAATTACACTAGGTGGTCAGTTATCCATTCGTTGGGTAGAACGTGATGTAAATAGGTTTATGAATAAGTTGTTAGGTACAAATAATAAGAACTATGTCGTAGCGTCTGATACAGATTCAATCTATTTAAAATTAGATACACTTGTTGAAAAAGTCTGTAAAGATAAATCAACAAAACAAATAGTTGACTTTTTAGATAAAGCAGCTGAAGAAAAAATACAAAAAGTTATTGATAGTAGTTTTGAAAATCTTGCAAAATATGTAAATGCTTATCAACAAAAAATGATTATGAAACGAGAAGCAATTGCTAACAAAGGTATATGGGTTGCTAAAAAACGATATATGATGAATGTATTTGATGAAGAAGGTGTCAAATATGATATACCTAAACTAAAGATTATGGGCGTAGAAGCAGTTAAGTCATCCACACCTGAAGTATGTAGAGGTAAGATTAAGGATGCTATTCGTGTAATTATGAATGACAGCGAAGACGCTCTAATAAAATTCGTAAATGACTTCAAAGAAGTCTTTATGACACTCTCGCCAGAGGAGGTTGCCTTTCCTAGAAGTTGTAATAATCTCAACAAATACATTGACAGCAATTCAATTTATAAGAAAGGCACACCTATACATGTCAAAGGTGCATTGATATATAATCATAATATTAGTAAACACAAACTAGGTATGAAATATCCTTATATACAAGATGGCGATAAAATTAAATTCTTAATGTTAAAACAACCTAATACAGTTAAAGATACAGTTATATCTTTCTCTACAAAAATACCATATGAGTTTGAATTACACAAGTACGTAGATTACGATACACAATTTCAAAAAACATTTACCGACCCATTAAAATTCATACTAGATTCTATTGGCTGGAAACTTGAACAAGAGGCTAGTTTAGAAGCATTTTTCGAATGAAAATATTGATATTTGGATTACCAGGTTCAGGCAAAACAACACTAGCAAAATTGTTAGTGCCCATGTTTAATGCTGTATGGCTTAATGCAGATAAAGTAAGAGAAGAAGCAAACGATTGGGATTTCACTATAGAAGGTAGAGATAGACAAGCAAACAGAATGAGATTGCTTGCTCATCAAGCAACTAGTGAAAATAGAAACGTAATTGCTGACTTTGTTTGTCCTACAAAATGGAATAGAAAAGAATTTGATGCTGATTATACAATATGGATGAACACAATTAAAGTAGGTAGATATGAAGATACAAATAAAATATTTGAAGAACCTAAAAATCCTGATTTTATTGTAACACATTTTGAGGCAGATATGTGGGCATATTTTATAAAAAGCGATATTTACGAAAAATTTAATTTATGATTACTTCATTATTACTTTTATATTTTACAATCTTTATAGGATTTAAAATAGGTCAAAAAATTGCAATGACAACTATTGATACTAAAACATTTTTTATAATAATATTGACAATATGGACATTAATAAAAAGTATAGCGTAATATACGCAGACCCACCTTGGTCTTTTAAAACTTATTCTGATAAAGGTAAGGATAGAAGTCCAGAGAATCATTATTCTACAATGAACTTTAAAGATATTTGTAATCTACCTGTAAACAATATTGCTAATGATAATTCAGTTTTATTAATGTGGGTTATTGATCCATTGTTAGATAAGGCATTTAAAGTAATAGACGCTTGGGGATTTAAATACAAGACAGTAGGATTTACCTGGGCAAAAACTAATAGAAAAAAATTAGGATTCTTTACAGGTCTAGGATACTGGACAAGAGGTAATCCTGAAATGTGTTTACTTGCAACTAAAGGTAAACCAAAACGAATCAGTAAATCAGTACCTCAACTAGTAGTAGAACAGCGTAGAGAACATAGCAGAAAACCAGATATAATGTATAATCATATAGAGAACTTATTAGACGGACCTTATATAGAACTATTTGCTAGAACGCAAAGAAGTGGTTGGGATAGTTGGGGAAATCAAACAGATAAGTTTTAATATGCAATTGACAATAGCAATAGTATGTGTTATAATGATATATGGATTTATATATTGGATGCTAAGAAAGTGAAATGATGAACTACCTAAGTAAATACGCAGACGAAAATAGATTACCTATAATGGATCAACAGACCTTTGAAACGGTCACTAACGATATAGGTAAAGAAAAATTTAGGCTAGACCTTGCAGAATATATTGCAGAATACAGACCAACGTTTCCTCTAAAGGAGATTTCATACGAAGCAATGCGTCAGGCATTTAAGTCTTTACAAAAACAAGATGTATGGGAGTTTGTAAAACCTATAGAACTATTAGAAAAAAATGTAAAAGAAAAATATGATGATTACAAATATAATTTTAAAGATCACGGTCTAGGTATCATAGACGCACCATCTAATTTCAATGACATATCAAATTACTTTCATCAACATTTAAGATTAAATTGTGGTAGTTTTGGTTTCAAAGCACCTATAGATGTATGGGAGCATGGTACAGCAAAAGATATATGGCGTTGTCTAGGTCCTATATGGCGTGGTATCAATGGTATGAAACCTGTTGAAGTAGATAACAAAATAGAATTAAGAGGTGGTAGATTAGATGATAAGAGTTACATGTCAGCGTTTAGATTAGGTACATATATTGCAACACAATTTAAACCTAATGTAGCAAAGACAATCTATCAGATGACAAATGCTAAAAGAGTATTAGATACATCATGTGGATGGGGCGATAGACTTGCAGGTTTCTTTACTAGTGACGCTGAAGAATATATCGGCTGTGATCCTAATCCCAATACTTACAAACAATATTTAAAACAAGTAGAAACATATAATAGTTTCTTATCTAAACCTAAAAAGGTAACTATCTATAACTGTGGTGCTGAAGACTTACCATGGGATAAAATTGATAATATAGATTGTGCATTTACAAGTCCACCATACTTTTCTACAGAAAGGTATAACGAGGGTGGTGAAAAAGAAGAAAATCAATCATGGCATAAGTTTGATGAATATTCTAAATGGCGTGATGACTTCTATCTACCTGTTGCTCAAAAGAGTTTTGAGAGATCAAAGCATATGTTTGTAAACATTATGGATCCTAATATAAAAAACAAAAGATATTATAGTAGTGATGAACTTGTTGATAGTTTAAAAGATAACTTTGTAGGTCAGATAGGTATGAGGATTATGCAACGACCTAAATCAGATAAACTATTTGAAAGTGACGAAGAAAAAGCAGAGTTTATGAATAGAATATATATTGAAAACGTATGGTGTTTTTCAAAAGAAAAATTAGATTACTTTAGGCACAGTAGAAGGGCAACATTATTTTGATAGAAATAGCAGATATAAATTTAACAAACTTATGTAACGCTAGATGTCCACAATGTCAAAGAACATCACCACATGGTTTACATACAGCTATGAAATTACCATTGACAACTTGGTCGTTGTTAGATTTTAAAAACTATTTTCCTAAAAATACTTTAGATGATATGAAAGAATATAGTTTTTGTGGCACATATGGTGATCCTTTGATGGCAAAAGATTTAGAGTCAATTGTATATTACATAATGGATAATTCAAATGCAAAAGTTATAATTACTACAAATGGTAGTATTCGTAAAGATGATTTCTATATAAGATTAGGAAAATATTGTGGTAGAAGATTATCAATGGTTATAGATGTAGATGGTGTAGATGAACAAATGCACCAGAAGTATAGACGAGGTACATCATTAAAAAAATCATTATCTGCTTTAAAAGCATTATCTACTACAAATGCTATTCCTTTATCACAAACCGTTTTGTTTAAACATAATGAAAATTATGATAGACAAATAAAAAATCTAGCACTTAAAAACGGTTCTCACAATCATGTATCGTATCCATCAGATAGATTTGATTTCTTACATGGTGATTTAAATACATTTAATTTTACAAATGAAGATGGTGAACATGAAACATTAGAGAGGGCTGTACATGTCAAAAATTATATGTAAATGGAAAGAATTAAAAAGATGTATGATTAATCCTGATGGTCAAGTCTTTCAATGTTGTTATCTAAAAGAAGATTTTCCAACAAATCATTTTAGAACTGATTGGGCAAATGATCCAGTAATAAGTAAATACAATTTTGATGAGAATAACTTAAAGAATCATACGTTGAAAAACATATTAAATAATGAATGGTTTACTAAAATTTTGCCAGATAGTTGGAAGAATCCTGATACAGCACCTGTTGCTTGTCAGATCAATTGTAAGGTTAATGACGCTTGACAATAAACACAAATATGATATAATAGATACAATTAAGGAGAATTAATATGAGTGATTTTTTAAAAGACATAATAAAAGAAACTGGTAATGAATATGCCACACTAGTAAGTGAAGGTGTAGAAGCAGGTGACGTTGATTCATTTATTGACACAGGTTCTCACGCCCTAAATGCTTTACTATCAGGATCAATCTATGGTGGTATGCCATCAAATAAAATTACAGCAATTGCAGGTGAGGCTGCAACAGGTAAAACTTTCTTTGCATTAGGAATAGTAAAAGCATTTTTAGAAAAAAATAAAGACGCAGGTGTGATTTACTTTGAATCAGAAAGTGCCTTAACAAAAGAATTAGTTGAAAGTCGTGGTATAGACAGTAGCAGAATGGTTATTGTACCAGTTGCCACAGTACAAGAGTTTAGACATCAATCAATTAAAGTGATTGACAAATATATAGAACAAGACGAGAAAAATAGAAAACCTATTATGTTTGTTTTAGATAGTTTAGGAATGTTATCTACTACAAAAGAAATGGAAGATACTGCCGAAGGTAAAGAAACAAGAGATATGACTAGATCGCAGATTGTAAAAGCTGCATTTAGAGTATTAACTTTAAAACTTGGCAAAGCAAAAGTACCTATGATTATGACCAATCATACATATGATGTAATTGGTTCTATGTTTCCTCAAAAGGAGATGGGTGGTGGCTCTGGCCTTAAATACGCTGCAAGTAATATAGTATATCTATCTAAACGTAAAGAGAAAGATGGCAAAGAAATCATTGGTAATATTATTCATTGTAAAAATTACAAGTCAAGGTTGACAAAAGAAAATGCTATAATTGATGTAAGATTAACATATAAAGATGGCCTTGATAAGTACTATGGGTTATTGGAACTTGCTATCAAACACAATATATTTAAATCAGTATCAACAAGAATAGAACTACCTGATGGATCAAAACAATATGCTAAAACTATCAATAATGAACCTGATAAATTCTTTACTAAAGATGTTCTCGCTCAAATTGACGAGGCAGCCAAAAAAGAATTCCTCTATGGCGCAGAATAGATTTGTTTTTGCTCAACGTGATGTTGATGATTACAGTTGTATAAAGATTACGGAAGGCCCTTACAAGGATATCATATACACATATGGCCATGTAAAGTTTGCTTCTGAAGAAAATGAACGAGGTGAATTGCCTTTAAAGTTTGATTATGATATTAAAAAGAATCCTAATGATGTTGATACCACAAGTATTGATTTTAGAAACTATATAGGTGATATATTAATTGAAGTAGTTGAAAAACAATTAGAAAATGGATCAATTAAATTTGAAAAATAATTATATAAAAACATATGATAATGTATTGACAAAAGATCAATGTCAACATTTAATTGATAAGTTTGAAGACTCAGCTTCACAACAAGTCAAAACAATATTAGATGATCATATGTCATTTACAGAAATCAATATTAGTATGCATAATGATTGGCAAGAGTATTCTGATATTCTTTTTCCTAAGTTTAGAGAGCTTGTTGACAAATATACAAAAGATGTTAAAATAGATGATATAAAACAATGGCCAGAGAAATTTGGTTTTGAACAAATAAGATTTAAAAAATATGAACCTAACGGTGAAGATGAATTTAAGACACATGTAGATGTGACTAACTATAATAGTGCTAGAAGATTTTTAGTTTTTTTTATGTATTTAAATGATAACGATGGCGGCGAAACAACATTTCCTGATTACGATATTAAGATTAAACCAGAGGCAGGTAAAGTATTAATGTTTCCACCACTATGGCCATTTAAACATGCAGGAGAAAAACCAATCAATCAACCAAAGTACATTATAGGAAGTTATCTACAT